ATAGAACAATACCTAGAAAGATACAAGCATGACATTGAAGAAGATAAAGATTGAGAAAGGATTAAGGGATATTCGAAAGAAAGCAATCATAGCTTATGACCATTGTTATGCCGCTAATTACACAAATGATGTAAAGATGTTTTTAAAATCAATCATAGAAAAATCAACCGAAGTATTACAACTAATGGAGGGGTTAAGTAGATGACAACTAATGGAAATGGTACTAAAAAGTGGCTTCATTGGACAGTAGCAACAATATTTTCATTAATAACTATGGTAATATTGTTTATGGGAAATACAGTCAAGGCAAATGATGTTGAAAATAAAAAAGAGCATACCGCCATTAGAAAAGAGTTGGTTGAGGTTATAAAGGAGTCCGCTGAAAAGAGTAATGAAATGCGAGATTGTATTTATAAGATGCAGACGGAGATTCTTCAAAGATTAGCTAAGATTGAAACTAAATTAGAGAGGAGAGGACAATGAGCAGCTTAAAACGAGGCGAATTGTTAGTCAAAGTTAATTATGAAAAGCTTGGACAGGCAATTAAGCTTATCAGAGCAGGAATTAATAGGTTAGAAGCTGAATTGAATTTAGCAGGAGCAGAATCAGATATTAAACATATGGAAGATGAAGCAATTAGATTTGAGCTATAAACCAATTATAAAAGGAGAACAATCATGGCAGGAATTAAAGAAACTTTAGAAGCATTGGAAGCAGTTAAGAAAACAGCAGTATTGGGGACAAAGACTTTCAAAGATGGCGTTCAAGTTAGCGATTTAGGAGCATTAGTTGAGGTAGCACAAGGGTTTAAAGTGTATAAAGATGCGTTTGAAGGCATTGACCAAGTTGATGATGAGTTTAAAGACTTAGATTCAGCAGAAGCTACTCAATTAGTTGCTAAAGTATTTGAAATAATCGAAGCAGTGAAGGCAGAGTTATGATAATAAGACCTATTGTTAAGACAGTAGGAAAGATCTTCGGGTTTGCTAGTGAGCATGAGAAGAATGTTAATGTCAGGTATTACATAAAACAGATCCGAAGATTAAGAAAAGCAAAAGGGTTTGCTCAAAATGTATTTGAGCTTGAGGATTTAATAAGAGCAGAGAAAGATAGCAAGAAGATAGCCAAAATGAAAGACCTAATATTTAAGTACAAACGACTATTTAGGAGGATTGATTAATGATAATAGCACTATTCATATTATCAGTTATTGCTTCAGGTGTGTTATACAGATTGGGAGGATGGAGTAAAGGCAATACTCTTTATAGGGATATAGGATGTCCTTTGATAACATTGCTTACATTAGTGCTTATTTTGGGCGTAAAGGCACCTGTATGGGCTTTATTCTTATCTTTCGGTTTGATGTATGGTTCAATGACAACGTATCATAAATGGCTTAATAAGTTGTTTGGAGATAGCAAGGATGATGTCAAGTGGTATGGTTGGGCGATGCATGGTTTTGCAGCAGGATTTGCTTTAATGCCGATATACCATGAATGGAAGATTGTTTTGATCAGGTCAGTTGTTTTGGCAGTATTAACTTGTGTTTGGAGTATTTTAATAAATAAAGCATGGATTGAGGAAGCAGGAAGAGGGGCATTATTGGTTTTAACTTTATTGTTATTTATTTAAGGGGGAGTTATGAGTTATACAAGAGATTGGCTGAATACAAATCCCGTAGATCATAGTCTAAATAAGAACTGGCCGGGAGAAGATCGAAAAATAAGAGTTGATATTGATGAGAGATTAAAAGCTCAACAATACGGATTCTCTACAGGGGAAACAAACGACGGAATTAAGAGGCTTGAGTTTAGGGATCAGGCAGGAGATCCAGGGGCAGGATCAGATGTAATTAGGGTTTATGGGAAAGAAGTAAGTGGAAAGACCGAGTTGTTTGCACAAGATGAAGATGGAAATGTTATGCAAATAACAAACGGAGGCAGCCCATTATTGGGATTCAGGGCAGGAGATATGCTGTTATCCTCTAGCACTTCAGCGCCTACAGGATGGACAGATGTTTCAGCAACTTACAATAATGAGTTTATCAGGGTAAGCTCAGGAGCAACGCTACAGACAAGCACAATGCCTGTTCAGACTCATGCTCATGGAATGAATAGTCATACACATAGCACACCAAATCATTTGCATAATCTTTATTCTAATACTAGCGCAGGTGGTAGGGATACTTTAGAAACAGTTGCAGGAGGAGCGGCAGCGAATACAAATCATATTGCTAGTTCAGGAGCAGGAACTTCAGGCGCAGCTTCAGGAGACACAGAGAACGCAGGAGCAACAACAGCCTACAGAACATTAAGAATGTATCAAAAAGATTAAGGAGCGAGTCTTATGTTTGGATTAGGAAAGAAAAAAAGAGATCTAATGATAAAGGAAAACGCTTTAGGCAATTCTTCATTAGTGCGAAAAGCTTTTTCTGAGAATATGAAGGATGCTCATTGTTGCCCTTTTTTGATGGGAAGCAAGTGCATTGGAGGAGCTTGTGAGCATTTTAAATCATATAACTCTTACAACTCGGAAACGAAAGAAACTGTAGAGTTTTGGCAATGTGTCCATGTTCAGCAGGCAGACTTAACGATTGAATTAAATAGGAATATAAGAGAGCTAATAAACATATTAAGCGAGACAAAATGACAACAGAAACTAAATTCCCGGTATTCCTTGCAAATAAAGGAATGGTCGCGGATAAACCTGAAGAATTTTTAAATGAGCAAGTTAGTCCGTATACTCGCAACATGGAATTTTATAACGAACTTATTCAAGGAAGAGAAGGTTTATCTAAATTCGACACTACTGCTTTAAGCGGTTATGTTATGGCAGTCGCAAACCTTGTATTGTTTAGTGGTACGGAGTTTGTTACCTTTGCCACGCCTAAAGATTTATATTCTTATGATTTCACTAGCTCAAGGTTTGATATTCTTACACCTACTTACACGACAGGAACAATAACCATAGATGCAGGAACTCCTACTATCGTAACTGGATCAGGAACAACTTGGAGTACGAACCTTGCAGCAGGGGGTTATATAAAGATTGGGGCAGGAGGCATACACACAGGCTCTACATGGTATGAGATAGACTCTGTTGATAGCGATACTCAGCTAACTTTAACAGCAAGTGCGGCAGATTGCGCAGGAAGCGCTTATGTGGCAAGAAAGATATTTACTGGCGGAAATACGGACTACTGGGATTATGAGCCTTTCATTGATGAAAACTTAGGCGAAGTTATTATATTCACGAATGGAATTGACATGCCTGTCTATTGGACTGGATCAGGGCAAGTAGTAGCCCTCACAGGCACACCAACAGGCTTTACAGCAGCTAAGTATGTAACTTCATACAAAGGTCGGTTATTGTTTCTCTGGTGCGTTGTAGGAAGCAACGAGCCAACACTAGAGTTTTTGTCAGATGTGGCAAACTGCGTGAGTTGGCAAGATTCTAATTTCAGATATTTTAACGAAGAAAACACAGATGAGATAAGAGGATCTATAGTGTTTAATGGCTATCATGTTGTCATTAAAGAAAAAAATGCTTATATCGGTAGATTTGTAGGTGGATCTTCTATCTTTGATTATGAGGAAAACTCAACTTGTCAAGGGACTCCGGCTCCTCAATCAGTATTAAAGACTGATGATTTCATATTTTATTACGGAACTGATAGAAAGTTTCATAGATGGAATTTATTACAAGACGATGTAATAACGGAATCCTTATTTCCTGAGACAAAAGAGTTTGATCCAAATAACGAAGAATATATCAAGGGAGCATTAATAAAAAAGAAAAACCAGATTAGATGGTTTTGTCCTTACAATAATGCTGATAAAAATAATTATGTTGTTGTCTACGATTACAAACAGAGCATCCCTCTAGTATGGGAATATGAAGAAGAAGATGCTTGTTGCTCAATGGGAAGTTATGTAAGGAATACAGATATCTATGCAGATGATCCTGTTTATGGCGAACAATACGCGGATGAGACAAGCGGTTATGCTGATGATGCAGAGTTCTTAGATGCTTCGAGAATACTTATTTATGGCGGTTATGATGGAATAGTAAGATTAGCAGATAGTGGAAGCACAGATGATGGATCCACATTTACTAGGTTATTAAGATTTAAAAGATTTAATTTTGGAGAACCTTATACTAGAAAAAGATTAAAATATCAAACATGGTGGTTATCAAGAGATACAAGCGGAAGCGTAACAATAAAACTGAGACTAGATGATCGAACATCTTATGAGTCAGAGACGAAAACAATCACTCTTACCTCTACGGATGCAGATAAAGATATAATCAAAAAATCTATAAGATGGGATAAACATGCACAGACATTTCAACCCGAAATAAGTGCAACAAATGGATTCAGTTTGTTAGGTTTTGTAAATGGAGTTCACCCGAAAGGCAGCAAAACATGGAATTAAGACACAAGGTTACAATGATTTCCCCTGACATTAAGTTAGCGAAGGATGAAGGTACGCAGAAAGTCTTAACGCAGCTAGTCAAGCAATTAAACGATATGTATAAGAACGTGTATGATGATCTGTCTAGGATATTGCCTGAAACAGTTTCATCTTTACCTAGTGCCGGAAGTGAATATCTAAATCGTTTTATGACTGTAACGCAAGGATCAGCCTCAGACAAATTATATATCTGCATCTATAACACAAGTACTTCATCCTATGAGTGGAAAGAGATTTCTTATGTCTAAAAAAAGAACAACAAAAGATTTTGAAGGGTTTGAAGAGTTGCCTTATGTAGATACTAAAGGGAATCTAACTTCGGGATATGGTTTTAATTTAGATGATCCTAGCATTAGAAGCCAATTATCTAAAGACTATCTTGCTGCAATCGGAGGAGATACGACAAAATCACCTATAATGACAAAGAAAATGGCAGATCCAATTTTTAAAAATTTATATGATAATTCAATCGCAGAAGCTAAAAAGTTTATAGGCAAGGATTACGACAATACAGACGAAGATGCTATCGAGGTAACTACTGACTTATTCTATAATATGGGGAATACAAAACTTAAGAAGTTTACAGGGTATCAGAAAGCTATAAAAGCAAAAGATTACGATAGGGCAGCAGAAGAGTTAAAGTGGTATAATCCGGATAAGAAGAAAAGGTTGACTGGATACTGGACTGATACGAAAAGCAGAGCAAAACAACATTATAAAGCATTAAAAGCAATTAAAGCTAAAATTTTAGAGAATGAACTAATTAAACAATTAGGAGGGGAATAATGGGATTTATAGAGGGATTTCTAGGAACAGATCAACAAAAGCTTAGAGTTGCAGCAGACCCATATCAGAGAGTAAGAGAGCCTTATCTTGATTGGCTTAAAGGTCAAATAGGACAACCGGGAGAGAGTTATCAGGGTCAAATGGTTGCTCCTCAATCAACTCAAGAAGCACAAAGTTTTGATTTCCTTAGAAAGTATGGGGAAGGCGATATTTCTCAAGCTCCTATGCAGACACAATCTAAGAAGGTTATCTCTGACACTCTAACTAATCGATATGACCCTACAACATCACCTTATTATCAAGCTGTAAAAGCTGAATCTGCAAAGAATTTAGAAGATGTCCAAAAGAATATAGCTTCTAATTCGGCAGGAGCAGGAAGATATTGGACCGGTGGAAGGCTAAAAGAGCAAGGAGAAGCCGCTACTCAAAATGCTTTAGGACTTAATAAAGTTTTAGGAGAGTTAGCACTTAAAGAAAGACAAAACCAATTAAGTGTTATCCCTCAAGCTTTGGGTATTGCTCAAACAGAATCTCTAGAGCCATTACAAAAAGCAACTGCATATCAAACATTAGGTGCATTGCCAAGGGAGATTGAACAAGCAAAGAATCAAGCCGCCTATAATGAATGGTTAAGAGCTAATGTAGAATATCCTATGCAAATTGGACAAATGGCAGGACAAACGCAGAGACCTCCGATGTATGTAAATCAAGCTCCTAGCAACTGGACAGGATTAGGAAGTTTATTTAGATCAAATTTTGATCAAGCAAATTTATTTGCAAGAAAAGCATAAGGGAGGATAAAAAGATATGGCAAGTTATACAAAAAAAGTTTTAACAGGACTGAGTGATACTTTTCTAGGACCTGCAACAACGAATATATTTACAGACAGAGAAAATAGCATGGAGAGAAATAGAAAAGTCCGACAATCCAAGATAAATAAGTATCTAGAAGCTTTAGGTGATGATTACGAAACCGAAATATCAGGCTTTGATGAATACGGAGATCCTGAATATAAAGCTAAGAAACGAAAAGAAAAAGAATCTAAATTTATTAACCCAAAGGTGGCTATTCAAGATGCTTTAATGTCGGATGAAAACATTCCAGAGATGGGTAAGAAACTTGGATTAAAAGAACAAGTCCAAGGATTTCCGTTAGCAGATGGAGGGGCAGTTCTTCCTGGTCCTTCAGGTGGAGAGTATGATCCGAATCAAATGCAGACTGTTAAGACACCTGGATATGGAGATATTGTAAGAAATACTTTACTTGAAAGGACTCAGCCAGGAGTTCCTAAAGAAGAAGCTATAAGTAATGCTTTTGACATTAAGCAAAAGGTTTCTAAAGACGTACCTAAAGATTTTCAGCTTAAAATAGCAGACGTCATTGATAAAACAGAATCTCTTAAAGATGAAAATGGAAACTATGAAGAAGGGATGGATCCGAGAAGTCTTTTAAAACAGTTAATACCTTTATTTATAGGAAACAAAGAAGCTTTAGACAGACTTAAACTATTAATGAGTTTATACCCGGAGATGTAAAGAATGGGATTATTTGATTTTTTTAAAAAGCAGAAGGACACATCTGCTAAACCGATTGATAAATTAACACCATATCAGAAGGCATTTCAGAATCCTTTCATTTCGAAAGCGATTGACTTCATATCCGCAGGACAGACCTTACCTGAAGCAGAAGCATATCAGAAAAATCAGATTGATGCTATAAAACGTATTCCTGGGATAATAGCAAGAGAAACATTAACTGCGACAAATCCTATTTATCCTTTCTTGCATTTAAAAGAATCAGGGAAAGATTTAAAATCCATATCAGATTTATCACCAATGAGTAGAACGATAACATCAACACAAAGAGCTATTCCGGAGATTGTAAGCGGAAACATTTCATCTGTGCCTAAAGAAGCATGGCAAGGTTTTATTCGTCCTGATTTAACTCCTGCAGGATATATTGGAGGAGAGGCTAGGAAATTATTCCCTGCTCCTCAACAAGAAGAAAGCATGTTCTCACCTGCCAATATAACATCGGCATTATTAGGAACAACAGGAGATATCGCAGCTGCTATCATAGGAACAGGACAGCTCCCAGAAATGGTAAAACAAGGCATACAATCCATAAAGACTAAAGGCGCATTTAGAACAGGAGAAAAGCTAGTTGATGATATTACCGAAAGTATTTTAAAAAAACGTCATAAGATGAGAAACACAACAGAAATATCTAAAGACGTGAAGAATATTAGGGCAACAGTAAGAAAAGCTATTCTAGGGAGTGAGAAACCTACTGAGATAACCAAGCCGGGAGTGGGAGAAGCACTTTACAAGAAACAAACTCCTAAGAAGTTGACTTCTGATTGGGTTAAGAGCGTTAAAAAGGCATTGGCAAGCGAGGCAGGAGAGAAAAAAATAATTACTGATCCTGCGAAGATTCAGCAAATAAAAAATAGCATAAGCGAAGGCGAAATGATTCTTAAGTCTGGTAAAAATATAGCCGGGCAAGTTATGAGCAAGGGAGCTTTAGAAGCTGTTAAGCGATCTGTAGATAGCGCAAAAGAAAAGATAGGGATTGAAGTTAAAGAAACTTTAAAAGAAAAGCCAGTTGTTAAAGCCGAGTCTGAAAAGGCTTTAATCGAAGAAGCCAAGAAGTATGATACGGTTGAGGGGTTTATTAAAAGCCAAAGACAAGAATATAAAGGACAGCATGAAGCTCCTAATAGAAGCGATGGATATGCCGCGGAAGGGCATGATTTGAAAGATATTTATCCTGACGATATTTATAGCTCTAAAGGTGCGATATATTACGGACATGGAGAACCATTAATAGATAATCAATCAATATCTATAATTTCAGGAATGAGAGGAAACCCAAAACAGAAAGTTACTATTTATAGAGCTATACCAAGCACAAAGACAAATACTGAAATGATTTCGATGTATGAGGATCAAAAGAAAAAAATATTAAAGAATGGTAAGATACCAGACTATAAGACTGCAAAAGCATATAATTTAAATAACAGTTCTGAATATTATGACTTTATCGATAACGAAATAAGGAATCTTCAAGGCAAGAATGATCCTGCAATTATTCAACAAAAGATTAATCCAGGAGATTGGGTTACAATAAATAGGAAATATGCGATTCAGCATGGACAGTCAACATTAAATAATAACTATAAAATATTAAAGAAAACTGTTAGAGCTGATGAAATATTCACAGATGGCAACTCAATACACGAGTGGGGTTATGATCCTAAAATTGGCTGGACAAAAACAGAATCTCAGCTAACCGACATCTGGAACAAAGCCCATAAACCCCCAAAGCCACCAAAGAAGCCACCTGTTGCAGCAGGAACACCGGAAGAACCTGAACCTATGAGAAAAATTACCGATGCTGATATACCAGAATTGCCAAAGCCAGTATTGTCTAAGTCAGAGGTTAAGCCTACGATTAGAAAAGCCACAGGACAACCACAGATTGAACCTAAAACTATATCTGAAAAGAAAGCCCTTGAAGTATCACTAAAGCGGCAAGAGAAGGTAACTAAGAAAGCTTTTAAGGTCGGAGAGGAAGAAGGAAAGATGAAAGTCCGAGAAGTCCTTAAGAGGTCAAAAGAACGAAAAGAACTTTCAGCAGAAGTCAAGAGATTGATTAAGAACATTCAGAGCAAACCTACTAAAGATTTGCCTATTGAATACAAGGATGCGATAGAAGAGATTAAAAATAACATTGACTTCGAGAAAGTAAGATTATCTAACATATTAAAACGAGAGAAGGCACTTAAACTTGTTGATGAAGATGTCAGAGAATCGGCAAAAGAACTTGCTTCTATTAATGCTGAAGATATGACACTCGCAGATCTTCAAGAAGTCGAAGATTTAGTAAGCCAAATTTATCATAGCGGAGTACATGAGCATAGATTTCTACAAAATGAAATACGTATGGATTTTGACAAGGCGGTTATTCAAGCGACTGAACAAATTAAGACTAAGAACTTTAATAAAGAAGTAATCCCCTTGGAGAAGATTCTTAAAGAGGAGACTTTTGAGAGCAGAATAAAAAGGATTGTAAATCAATATCTTTATGAAAACAGAAGACCAGAAGCAATATTTGAAGAATTGGATAATTATAAAGAAGGAGTGTTCACGAAAGTTGTTTGGGATCCAACTATAAAAGGATTTTATAAATATCATACCGACTTAGAAAATTTTATAAAAGACGTAAAAGAAATAGCTTTGAAAATCAAAGGGAAAAATGTCGGGGAAAAGTCTATCGCTATACCAGGGATGAAGAGAAAGATTACTATTTCTGATGCAATGGCAGTATATGCTCATTCTCAAAATAGTGCAAATAAGGCACATTTAAAAGCCATGGGATTTACGCAAGAAATGATTGATAGTGTTATTAATCAGCTTAAACCTGAATTTAAGAAGGTTGTTGATGAGATAATAGATTATTTAACAAAAAATATGTTTCCATTAATTGATAAAACTAATGTTGCATTAACCGGCACTCATTTAAATTTAATTGATAGGTATTTTCCAATAATTAATTTGTTAGACAATGGATCTGTCGAATCTGTAAAGATGGATCTAAACGCAAGGACTCAATATAAACGATCAGGCATATATAAAAGTTTTGTAAAAGAAAGAGAAGTTGTTGATAAATCAACAAAAGCATTTAAGAAACTAGACTTCTTCAGCACATTATATCAACATATCAATAATGTGGCTTATTATATTAACATGTCTGAACCTATAAGGGATGCTTCAAAGTTTCTATTCAATCCTACTGTAAAGGCATCAATACGAGAAATATACGGAGATTCATTAAACAGAGTAAACAAGAAATGGATTGATGATGTAACTACTAATAGGCTTCCTTACTCTAGCAATATCTTTGAGACCATAGTTGATACTATTGGGAAGAACGCAGTAATGTATTTTATAGGATCAAGTCTTTCAGTTGCGATAAAACAAATTGCATCTTTCTTACAAGGGCTTGGATATATCGGGGAAGCAAACGCCATGAGTGGTCTCCTTCAAGTTACAACTAATCCTATGGCTGTATTAAAATTTGCAAGCAATAGAAGTACGCTAATAAGGACAAGAGTTAAATTTTTTAGCCAGGAAAGAGATTTTCAGGAGATTTTTGGAGGAAAAAGTGCAGCCGGAAGATTCGGAGTTAAAGATACCGATATAGAGATTAGTCAAAAGGTTAAAGAAGTAAGTATGATGCCAGTACAGATAATGGATATGTCAACAGTTTTGGCTATATGGAAAGGGGCTTATGATTCACAGATTGCTAAGAATGTGAATATCGAGGATGCGATTAAATATGCTGATAAAGCTATTAGAAGAACACAACCTATGGGAGGAATTGTTAATTTACCTGAGACATTTAGAGGAAATGTTTTGATGAGGCAAATTACAAGGCTAAAGAACCAACCTAGCCAGAATATCAATTTAATGTATGATTTCATTAAGAAGTTTGCTAGATCCAATAAGGAATTTAAGGATTTCAAAGAGTTCGGATCTCATGCATTTTGGTGGTTTTTAGCTCCTGCTGTTATGTGGGGAATGTTGTCAAGAAAGAGATTACAACGAGACAAAAAAGAAGTTTCGCAAGATCTTCTGAATTTTGGGTTAGGGGGATTACCATTTCTAGGGCAACTATTATCTGCGTATATCACTCCGTATTATGATTCGGATCTGCTCAACAGCTTCTTGTCTAAAATTAAAGGAATTAGAGGAGGAAGGACAAAAGAGAAAAGAATTAAATCATCATTAGAAACGATTGGGATTAGCATAGGTGTGCCTGGTGGAGCATCTATTGTAAGGGCTTTTTATGGTAAAGATCTTCAACAAAAGATACTCGGAGGAGAAAGCCAAGCCACTAGAATGAAGTATCAGTATATGGACGCTTTAAGAGAAACAGACAAGACAAAAAGACTTTCTAAGATAAAAGAGATTAATCGGAAAGTTAAAAATAAAGGCTTATCTATCTCTAAAGTATCTAAAGATGCGAAGAGTTGGCTTAGGGGAGATTTAAGGGATCAGTATAAAATTGAAGGAAATATTGACGATATAAAGAATATCCGTATAATAAGAAAGATGCCTAAAGAAGAAAGAGCAATGTTAATCAGGACCTACTCAGCATCTTCACAGGAGAAAATTAGAGATAAACTTTAGATAAGGAGCGATCTAAATGAGAAAATCAAAATACCCCACCGATATTTCTACAAAATGATATTAAGGATTCTTGCCGCAGGATTATTTATCTTACCATTGAGCAACGTAATAATATTTGAACCTCTCATTTCAATAACTCATAACACAAAAGAAACTTTAGCTTTGATAATATGTTTAATTTTTATTTCATTTATTTTTTTACTCCTCGTTTCATGCCTTCACTCGACGATAATGACTGAACCATTAAGATTTTTAATGGCAGTATTATTTTGCATCCTATAAAAAAACACTTGACAAACAAATAAACAAATGTTAGTCTTTTCAATAGAAAGGAGGACATTAAAAATGATAAAACGAATCGTAGTAGAAATTGAAGAAAAAAAGCATCAAAAAATCAAAGAAAAATGTGTTAAGTCTGGAAAAACAATGAAACAAGTTGTTGAGACATTGCTAGACAAATGGATGAAAGGTAAAAAGTGAAAGAAGCAATCAAAAAAGAAAAGGTAAAACATGGATATAGAAGAAAAGGCTTTTCGCATTATCTATATATAGCATGGGACAACATGAAAAGAAGATGTTTAAATAGTAAAAATAAAGATTTCCCTAACTACGGAGGTAGGGGAATTTCACTATTTAAAGATTGGAATAATTTTCTTTCTTTTAAGAATTATGTATTAAATGAATTGGGGGAAAGACCAGAAGGATGTTCTCTTGATAGGATAAACAATGATGGTAATTATGAGCCTGGTAATGTTAGGTGGGCTACATATACTGAGCAATTAAGAAATACTCGTAGAAACTATAAGGTTTGCAGGATTGATAGCGAGAAGAATGTAAAAGTATATGAAAGATTAGATGAAGTAAAAAAAGATGGCTTTGAAATAACAGGAGTATGGAGAAGCATAAATAAAAAACAACATAAATATAGAGGATATTTATGGGCGAAGAAGGAGATAGTATGATTATAAATAGAGATTATTCACAACTAAGGAGGAAAGGATTTAATGTTAAGAAAAGCACTTTCAGGAATAATCAAGATTCAGCTTTTGCTTTTATTACAGCACTAGGACTAGCAGCATTAATTTGTATAATTTCAAAAATGTTTAACTAGAGGAAAGAAAGGAAAGAAGAAGTGAAATTGAATAAAGACTTTTTAACCTTAAAACGAGAAGGAATAATTATAAGCAAAAGTCAGTTTAGAAAAGAACAAGCCTCAGCTTTTACAGTAGTTTGTTGTTTAGGTGGCACATTATTATTAATCGCAGTTGGATATTTTCTTAATATCTAGGGGGGAGAAAAGATGAAAATAACAATTAGAAAAAGACCTACTGATCATGTCATGTCAGAATACGGAGATATCACATACCAAGATTGGTGTAATAAAGAAGTCCCACGATTAAACAGAACAATCTTTTGTGTTATGCAGAAAAACAAGATAAGAGAATACTTCAATACTTTAATAGAAGCTAACGTCTGGATTATTCATGCACCTAAAACATTAAACAAGTATTCGATAGCATTAAAGTATTTGGATCATAAAGTAGTTAAATCAGAATGCAAACAAAAAGGTGGAGTAATTCAAATTATCGCTAGAATTAAGGAGAAGAAATGAGATACATTGCCGATATTATATTCGAAGTCTATGCAGATAGCGAGGAAGAAGCACGAGAGAAAGTATTTAAGTATAGGCTAGAAATTCCTGGAGCATTTGCTCACGAAGTTAAATCAATAGAAGCAATAAAGGAGGAGAATAATGTCATATCATAGCAGATGCGCTGTAATATCAAGACACGAAGATGATGCTTTAAACTCACACCTTGATTTTATTGAAACAGAAACAGAGCCTTTGTCATGTGATTATTGCCAAGAGGAGCTGGCAACAGGGCTAGATGGGATTTGCGATAAGTGCAGAGAAGATATTAAGAACATATACGGAGAAAGGAATTAATATGGAAGCATTAAAAACAATACAATCAAAGTTAGTAGCGCCAAAAGGTCAATATAATTCTTTTGGGAATTATAAGTATAGAAGTTGCGAAGATATACTTGAAGCAGTAAAGCCTTTATTGCAAGAAACAGAGTCAACGCTTACTTTATCAGATGAAGTTATGCAATTAGGGGATAGATACTATGTCAAAGCAACAGCTACGCTTACTAACGATAATAAATCTATATCAGTAAGTGCTTATGCGAGGGAATCAGAAACTAAAAAAGGCATGGATTCTGCTCAAATAACAGGAGCAGCGTCAAGTTATGCTAGGAAATATGCTTTAAACGGATTATTCGCTATCGACGATACTAAAGACTCAGATGCTACAAACAAGCATGATAAGCAATCAGAGCCAAAAAAAGTATCAATCCCAGAAGTCGATAATGAAGATGGATCTATTTCTGAATCATCAGCTAAATCAATCATGTCTATCTCCAAGATGAAAGGATATACACAAGAGGAAGTTTACGAGATAATTGGTAAGCTAGGATATAAGAAAGTAAAGGAAATTTTGAAACAAGATTTAAGTACAATATTAAAATCTTTTGAAACAGATGCAGATATCTGGAGAACTTGGCAACAATAAAGGGAGATTAAAATGGTATCTTTAGAAAAAAATTCAGCAAATAAAGCAAAGCAACACACAGTATATAAGAATAAAGAAGGTAAAAGAGTACCTGGAGTCACCACAATAACAGGCGTTATGAATAAACCTGCACTTGTGGGATGGGCAAATAATCTTGGTCTTGAAGGAATTAAAGTCAGGGAATATGTAGATGATCTTGCTGCAATAGGAACTCTTGCTCATTATATGGTTGAGTGCCATATTAACTCAATAATCAGAAAAGAGGATATATTGCCGAATCTTGAGGACTCAACACCTAACCAGATAAAATCTGCCGAAGTCAGCTTTAAAAAATTCATTAACTGGGAAGAAAAGAATGAAGTTATTTATATAAAATCAGAAATGCAATCAATTTCAGAAAAACACCAATATGGTGGGATGATCGACATTTATTGTATTTTAAATGGAATCAACACCCTCATTGATATTAAAACTTGCAAAGCAATATATAACGATCATTTTCTACAAGTTGGTGGTGGTTATTTCCCATTATTGAAAGAACAAGATTTACCTGTAGAAGAAGCAAGAATCATTAGAATAGGGAGATCCGAAGAAGAGGGAACAGAGGCAGAAGAAAGACTTATTCCGAATATAAGCAAATATCAAGAATTGTTTTTAATGTGTAAATCTATTTATGATATTAAGAAAGAACTAAAATGGAGATAGTCCAGATATGCCGCTGGGCGAGGGGGAGCATCCTCTGCTCCCTCGACTTTGAAAGGAAGAATAAATGAATCTACCAAACTATACTGATGCACTAGATTGGCATCATTGTGAAAATGTAAGAGAAGCAAGTGAGCAATTATCCAAAATTACAAGATTACTAAATACAGTAATTATGATTACTAAGCGAGCAGAAATGGAATTACTGCTTAGAATCGCAGAATATGGCGAAGAAATCAATGATAAGGGTTCGAAGGATAATAAGTTGATTAAGCTGTTAACGCTTGATAGAGGCAATCCTGAAACAAAAGAGAGGTATATCACGTTCAAGGAAGGGAAATCAGCTATAAGCCAGTTAAGAAATAAACGAGATGCTATACATGAGCATCTTATGGCTTTAAAGAAAATTGAAGGGTATAGACCATGAAAACCAAACGAAGAAAACCATCTAAGAATCATATCTGGAAGAAACCTTACAAAAGCTTACATGAGCAATTTAAGAAACATAAGATTGCATCGTGTGATTGTATAAAACTTATTAATGGTGTTAAGGTTTAAGGAGGGATAAATGAATTGTCCATATTGTCTAAACCAAGCTGAATGGGTAGAGAATAAAGAAGTTTATGGCAAGAACTATGGTAAGTCTGTAATGATATGGCTATGTCGTAAATGTGATGCTTATGTTGGATGCCATCAAAATACAAGGAAGCCTTTAGGAACTATGGCTAACAAGGAATTAAGAACTTTCAGAAAAGAAACTCATAAAGTTTTTGATGTTGCATGGAGAAATAAAACTATAACCAGAGATAAGGCATATGGATTTCTTAAAAGTAGATTTGGATTTGATGTACATATAGGAGAGGCGAATATAGAATTATGCAAGAAAATAATAGAATTATGCAAAACTAATAGTTGGTTTAATAAATTAAATAAGGAGAGCCTTTAAATGGAAACTAAACAAGACTTACTATTCCACCGACTAAAACATATCGGTGTATTTTCAAGCGTTACTGTCCAGAGCATAGGCAGGGAAGTAGGATTAACATCAGCAGAACGGAGAATGAGAGAAATTGTTGAAGCGACAAGATTAAACTTGTCTGATATGTTCAGGTTTAGAAGAATACCTTTAGCAGAGTCAAAAGAACGTGGGCTTGTAAAACCTAACCATAGACCGATTGCATGGTTTGAAGTGTGCGAATAAACGCTTGACTTTTTAAATGAAGTATGAGAGAATATGAACTATGAAAACCTTGCTAAAATTAAATCAAAATAAAAAACCTATTTTACATATATTGTCTCTCTGCGTGATTCGTATGTCTCTTGACATATAATTGAATCATCCTCTTAGCAAGGTCGCAGAGGGGCAGTTTCATAGAAGGATAACCTAATGAAAAACAATGTAGTAAAACAACGGAAAGAATTTAGGAGAGTTTTACTGTCTAGAGAAACAGTCCCAGAGAAGCTCTTCTCTAATTTTTTAAATAGCAATAATGTTAAGCATAAAAAGCAATTTGCTATTCACCCATTTATTGTTGATTTCTTTTTCCCATGCAAAGGAGTCATTGTTGAATTAGACGGGGGAGTCCATGAGAGACATATTTCTAATGATGATAGGCGTGATTCATATTTGTTTTCTTTAGGATTGTGCGTGTTAAGATACAAAAATAATGCTAAGCATGAGAAAATATTAAAAGATGTTGATTCATTTAAAAACCGGACAGAAGAAGATATTGCAATACTGAGCGCTCGTATGGATAGGGTATCTAGGATACTAAGAAACATGGAAAAAAGATCCAAAAAAATAAATCTTGAATCTGTATATTCTTGGTTAGATATAATAATAAGTCCAAATAATAAGATAAATACACGAAAATACACAAGAGAGAGAAGAGATATTCTATATAAAAGTTTTAATATAAGAATATATTGTGATTCAATAAACCATTATTGTTATTATAGAAAACTAGGAATTACAAAAAAAGAGTCTAAATGTGATTGTATTTTTATAAATCAAAAAAATAAGAAATAATTATGGAATGGACTAAAATAAAACCTAAACATTTTATTTACACAGATTATTCTCAACCCAGAGAAAATGTGCCTGACCGCTATCCTTTTAGGGGGATTTTTATTTAAACATATTTATATGAGAAACGGATATATAAAAATACATAGAAGTCTTAAAGAATGGTATGGAAGTAAAAGCCCTGCAAGAATGTCTTTATGGATACATCTGTTGCTACTAGCTAACCATAAACCTAAGAAATGGCTGTTCAAAGGGAACCTATATGAAGTAAAAAGAGGGCAACTTATTACTAGTAGAGTAAACCTCGCCGACATCACAGGAATTTCACAATCTTATGTCGAAAAAATACTCAAAGAGCTTAAAAAACAAGGTCAAATTAAACAGCAAACATCTAGCAGAAGTCGTTTAATTACAATAGTTAACTATGATTCATACCAAAGTAGTAACAACAAAGAGGACAACAAAGAGGACGACAGAAAGACAACAGAAAGACAACAGAAAGACACTAACAATAATGTAAAGAATGTAATAAAGAATAATATATATAGTCCTGCAATTACGGAAATTGTGCGAGACCTCAACCATATTCTTGATACTTCATACAGACCTACAACATCAAAGATAAGAAGTCTTATCATAGCCAGACTTAATGAAGGATTTACTGTTGATGACTTTAAAAAGGTTCACAGCATTAAACACAGAGATTGGAAAGATGATGTGAAAATGAGGAAATATTTAAGACCATCTACATTATACTCACCTAAATTCGAGGATTATCTTAATCAGAAGAAAGAAATAAGATTTGCTGCTATATAAGGGGGAATTATGTCAGATTTAACATCATGGGAAGAAGCTTGGAGAGCAGAGACAAAAGAAAGAGAGAGCATTGACATTAAAGAATTATGTCATTTTGGGATAAAGCCTTTAGATGATGCTATGCCTTTTATACAAAAGAATGAATTAGTTGTAATAGGAGCTGATTCAGGGGCAGGGAAAAGCAGTTTGATAGAAGATATTTCTTTATATAATGTGTTGGGGGGGAAGAGAGTGGCTGTATTTTACCTTGAAGGCGGGGATAATGAGTATATGGCAAGAGTTAAGTTCAAACTTATTACGTCAACAATATCAAAGAAAATGGGTAAGCCACAATATTTTGATTATGTATCATGGCGGTGCAATATGATAGATAATGCTATGTTCAAAGAAGCAGAGAAGCTTGTTCAAGAACATTTAAAAGAAAGAATAAAAGATAATCTTTGGTTATATAAGATTAAAGATGGATTTAATGTTAATGATTTGGTTAGTTCTTTATACGGGTTTCATTCGCTTGATGAATGGATTGGTCAAGATGGAAAGATTGATCTGGAGTTAATTATCATAGACCATTTACAGTATTTTGAATTAACAGGTAGAGAAAGCGAGATACAACAGACCACGCAGATTTTAAGAGAGTTGAAGAAATTAACTGATAGATACAAAGTTCCTGTTATTTTGGTATCACATCTTAGAAAGAAAGGTAAAGATAGAGGATTGCCTTCACAGGATGATTTTTATGGGTCAAGCAATATCCCAAAGATTTCATCAACTGCTATAATGATTTCAAGCGATAAAGCGAAAGCAGATTATTCAGACAGGTTATATCCTACTTTTATCAGGTTTGTTAAATCAAGAGTTGGAATAAGAGATAGTTACGCCATGAGAGTTAATTATGATATGAATACACGAAGATATCAGAAGGAATATACGTTGCATCAAGTGATAAATGAGATTGGAGTATCAATGGACCCGATAGAATATAACAAATTGCCTTATTGGTGTAAAAACAAACTTCAAAGGTGGGAATATGATAAAAATAAAGAGTCCGAGCAATGATTTGAAGTTGTTTAAGATTGCTGTAAAGGTTATTATTTCTGATTGGGATTGTAAGGAAGATTTCAGTATTTATTGTAAGTGTGTAGAAATATTGAGATATCCAGACTTTTCTGAAAGATTAATGGATAAATGCAAGGATTTTGTGATTGAAGAAATATATCAAGCTAATATAAGACATTTAAAAAGGAGGGGATATTTTGGTGGTAAAAGCTAGTGATATTTTTATTCAAGAAGAAATCCAGTATATTAAATACGTAATGAAACTTTTTAACGGTAAAGTTGTAGAGATTGTTGAAGGCGTTGAAAATAAAGGGTTTACAAAATTTAAAAAATAATCAATATAAGGTTACCAGAGATTAAAATATTCTATCCCCTTAAAACTAAAGGACTTGGCAGTCATCTCGGGAGTTTATGAGGCTTCAGGGGATAGAAAGAAAGGAAGGGAAGATATGAAACTCGTAATACTCGAAAGCCCTTTATCGGGAGACATAGAACAAAACATAGAATACGCAAGAAAGTGCATGAAAGATTGTCTAATGCGTGGTGAAAGCCCTATGGCTTCACATTTGCTTTATACTCAATGCCTTGATGATAATATTCCGGACGAAAGAATACTAGGCATAAAAGCAGGATTTGCTTGGAGAAAAGCAGCAGATTATACAGTAGTCTACGAGGATAGAGGAATATCAGAAGGAATGAAGCTAGGCATTGATCATGCGAATAAATTACATCAGAAGATTGTTTATAGGAGACTAGGGGAATGAAATGCGATAACTGCGTATTCTACGATAAAAAAACAGGATTATGTGAAGAAAGCCTTGATGATGACGGATCTCCTTTTGAGCCTAAAAACATAATGGCTTGTAAAGATTTTAAGGCAGTTAATACAAGATACAGGAAAAAGAGAGAGATCAATAAAGAGTATTGGGGGAAGTTTAAATGAAAACATTCAGCACTAAAGTACGAGAATCTATATTTAATGCTCAAAACGGAGTATGTGGAGTTGATGGTTGCTATGAAAGAATAACCGGTTTTCATCATATAGTGCATAATATAAAGTATTTGCAGAAGAAATTTCCTTTGTATCTTCACAGCCCTATGAATTGTATCGGAGTATGCGAGAAACATCATAAAGAATATACAAGGCACAAAGAACTTAATAGCATAAACGAGGATAAGGCTTCTGTGATAGAAGAATGGCTTGGGGAATTTAAGGGGGATAAATGAAAGTAATAAGCCCATTAGCAGTATATCTACCAAGAAAGACAATGAAGGATAAGAAGCATATTCTGAATTTGAATAATTACAGAAATTGGCATTATATCGTAAATAATCAGATAAAGGCAAGGTATTGTCTTGAAATGCGGTCTCAATTAAGCGAGATTAAGCCCTGTGGAACGATTACGCTTTCATTCAAGTACTTCAAGCCTTCAAAAAGAAAATGCGACAGAGCCAATATATACGCAATACAAGAGAAATTCTTTTCTGATGCATTGGTTTACTATGGTATCATTAAAGATGATTCAGATGAATATATTGCTAGATCAATCTACGAACCTGTTGAATTAGACAGGAAGAACCCAAGAGTTGAAATTGAAATTATAGAGATTTGAGGAGGAAGAATGATAGCAAGAGTTTTCCCATCTAAGACTAATATGAGTCCAACAGATGAAAATGCTTATTTTGATGCACCCAATATGTTTACACCTAAATATGACGAAGTTCATGTATCTTGCACTTTTAGTTGGGATATTGACAAAGCCAAAAGATTAAAAGAAGATTGGCAAAGTCGCTCTAAGGCAGAAGTTAAATTAGGTGGAGTTGCTATTGATGGAGAGTCTGACAAACCTTTTATTTCTGGTATGTATTTAAAGAAAGGCATAACAATAACATCACGGGGGTGTCCAAATAATTGTTCATTTTGCATAATTAAGAACAACCTTAAAGAGTTTGATATTTTTCCTGAAGGAAACATAATCCAAGATAATAATTTCTTAGCTTGTTCAGATAGACATAGAAACCTTGTTTATAAGATGTTGAAAAATCAGAAGAACATCTCATTTAAAGGTGGTCTTGAAAGTCGTAGAATAACACCAAGAATAGCAGAGGAATTAAGATCATTAAGAATTTCAGAGTTATGGTTAGCTTGTGATAATGACAGAGATATTGAGCCATTAAGAAAAGCTACTGAAATATTAAAGAAAGTTGGGTTTAATAGTCAATTATATTCTTACGTTTTAATCGGTAAAGAAGAACAAAGATTAAGGGCAGTAAGGGAGATGGGAGTAATGCCATTTGCACAGTTATTTATGAATTATAAAGATAAGAAAACTCCATATACAAAAGAGATGAAACAATATCAAAGGATCATGTCAAGACCTGCTATAACTAGGAATATATTTGAGGGGGAAGAATGATAGAGAAACCACAAAGAATTAAAAGAAAAGATTTCACAAGTGGAAAAGTATCTTTTGAGTATATGGATGGGTTCAATGATTGCCATGACGAACTAGATGCGTGGTGGAAAGCAGAGATGGTAAGAGTGCTTGAAGGATTGAAGTATAAAGATGAAAATGACATTAATAATGTTCATACAAAGTGTGCTATTAATCTTAACAAACGGATAAATGCTAAAATCAAAGAAATCTCCAAGTAGGAGATAAAAAGAAAGGGGAGAATATGAACACTTACAGAGTTGATAATTTTTTATTAGAAGATGAATGGAATGAGAAAGATGTTTTTGGGGGAATATCTTATGTTGTCCGAGGTGGAGAATCTCAGAAAGAGCATTTAGAATTTGTAGAAAAGTTTAAGAAGGAGTTATTAGAACAGAATGATGAAGATTACACCTCTTGGGTATTTACACAATCTATTTACAAAAACATTGAAGGATACGACCCTCATGTATCTGTATTGCATTTCAGAGTTAGAGATGCAGGTTAACTTGGAGATAATGGAAGGAGTGAGAGTATGAGTAAATGGATTAAATGCGAAGATAGGTTACCTGAAGAAGATGGATTAGTTCTTACAACAAATAAAGATGGTGTAGGAGTCGGGTATTTTAACGAGCATTACAAAAACTGGGACACTTTAGATGGAGATGATTATTTTGCAGATTTAGAATTTTTCACCCATTGGCAACCACTACCAGAACCACCAACTAAGGAGTGAGAGTATGAATCTATTTGATATAAAGCTACCAGAAGGATTTTGCAAGAACTGTAAGCATAGGCAAAGGTGGCAATGTGGTGGAAGGGTTATTCAGTATTGCGGAGTAAGAAAATCAAATAGAACATACAATAAATTATTAAAAATTAAAGTTTATAACAAAGCGTGTCACCAATTTACTAAGGAGTAAGACAATGGACTCAAGAGAAGCGATAGAAGTGTTAGAAGAAGAAAACAAAGTCCAATTTAATAATAAATACACTAGATTGGAGAGAATGGAAGCTACTGCCTTAGCCATAAAAGCCTTAGAGATAGTATCTAGGTTGGATGAGGAGAGGATTCAAGATGCTATTATGAAAGGGCATAGAAGTCATGCAGGGTATTTTACTACAAATAAAATATTAGATGATGTTACTTTAGCCAAAGTAATAATTGAAGAGTTAAATGGGAGTTGTTTCTATGCTCACTCAAAACCCATCAAGTAAAATAAAGGTAAATGAAGAGATTTACCATCATATAGATAAAATTTATGCAAGAAATGATTTGCACTTAAAGGAGAAGAGTGCTAATATAAAAAGCATGGAGGAAAATGATTATGGCAAAGACAATAAATTGTGTGAAGTGCGGAGGTAAAGATCTTACTGTGAAATATTGTAAGGCTAGCACCAGTAGCAAAGATAAGGTTTCTGAGAAGGCTGAAGAGTGTCTTTTGAGGAAATGTTCTACTTGTGGCTACGGGTGGGAAGAACCTTGCGAGGATAAATAACTAATGGCTAAGAGAGTAAAAATTAAAGATCTTGAACATGTGATAACAACCAGACAAAGGTTGTTCTGCTATGAACTTGCTTCTGATCCAAAGAAAGATATTACAAAGGCGGCTAAGAGAGCAGGATTCAGCGAGAAAGCAGCTTTTACGATTGGAAGTAGGTTATTGAAAGCTCCTCAGTATATCAACGTCCAGAGGTTCTATGAATCATTGCTCCAGAACACTATAAAGGCTCTTAAAATAGACATTAAGAAAGTATTGAGAAATATAGATAAGGTCAGTGAAACTTGTTTAGGGCAAGTTGAAACAAAAGACAAAAACGGAAATATAGTTAAATCTAAGTTTGATGCTTCTGGAGCGTTGGGTGCTAATAAGCTTTTAGGACAATACTTAAAGATGTTTACTGATGACGAACGAGAGACTACTGTAAATGTAACAGTAATGCCTCAAATAACCATAGGCGGTAAGAAATGGGAGCCTAAAATAGGGAAACAAAAAAAGAAAAAAGAATGAACAACCTCCAAGAAGAAATCAAGTTACCTGCAATATTAAATATCCCTCCTAAATTAATGCCACTAATAACTGATATAGATTCGTACAATTATTTTCTTATTGAAGGTGGACGAGTTTCTGCGAAGTCTCAAACAGCAGGAAGATTAATTTCAGTCCTTGGGGAGATGGAAAAGTTAACAATTGTCTGTGGTAGAGAAATCCAGAATGACATTAAAGAATCTGTATATGCTCTTCTAAAGAATTTGATATTAGAATATAAGCTCAATTATCGAATCTATGCCGAGAGATTAGTACATCGAGTATCAGGCACAGAAATAACATTTAAGGGATTCAGGGAGAAAGGAAAAGTAAGCATCAAAGGTTTAGAGGGTGTTGATGTTTTATGGATTGATGAGGCCCAATCAATAACCGCTGAAACCCTAAAGATTATTATTCCTACGATAAGAGAACAAAATGCAAAAGTTTATTACACTATGAACAGATACCTGAAGCATGACCCTATCTTCGTTGAGTTTGCTGACAGGGAAGACTGTTTGCATATTCACATTGATTACTTTGAGAATCCTTTTTGTCCTCAGAAGTCAATAAATGAGGCTATGTTGCTTAAATCAAAGAACATAGAAGATTATAGGCATCATTGGTTAGGTATTCCAATGGATCAAGCTAATAGTGCAGCGTTTAGAGGCGTTGAGGGGATTGTTGACGATAATTTACCAACGGAGATACCTCCTGATCCACGATTTCATTATGTCTTAGGAGCTGATTATGCAAAGAGTGTTGATCATACTGTGTTTACGGTTATCTGCGTAGAACTTAAATGCCAAGTATATTGGGAGAGACTAGAGAACGAGAATAAGGCTAGTTGGTTTTATCAGAAGCAAAAGACATTGGCTATAAGCAAAAGATACAATAATGCTTTAATTGTTCCTGATAGCACAGGGGTTGGGGACCCTATTGTGGAAGATCTTGAAAGAATGGGAGGGAATGTTTATTACGAAGAAACAGAGTCTGGGAAGAACACTTCAGGAGTTAAATTTACTGGAGTATCGAAAGAGAATTTAATTGAAAAACTAAAGGTTGTAATTGAGGTTCAGGCAATAAGGATACCAAGGATAAAGAATTCAGAAGGCAAAGAAATCCAAATTCAAGAATTAATTCAATTTGAGGCAACAAAGTCATCATCTGGCAAGTTTAAGTATGCTGCACCTATTGGAAAAGATGAGATGGGAAATGATATTTATCATGATGATGCAGTAATAAGTTTATCTCTGGCAATTTGGGGAGCAAGGGATTTTCTTTATTTAGATGATTTCCAAGAAAAGAAGCCATTGACTGAGAACCAACTTTTCTGGCGTAAGGTAAAACAGGACATGATAAACAAAACAAAAAATACCTTGACTAATGCAGATATAGATATTAATCTAGATGAGGATATAGGATTTAGAAGTTTAGACTAAGATTAAAAAATAACTAGGTCGCTCCTAGTTATCCAACAATATATGTAGGGCAAATTCATTGCAATGTGGATTTGTCCTTTTTTGTTGGGAATATATAAAAGGTTTTTCACTAGGTTTTTACTACAACAAAACTTACTGCTGTAATAACGCATGAGGACTCAGGTCTACAAGAGAGGATTGATTGAAGGATGAACTCGGGTATAACCATTCAACCTCGACTAGGATGCAACTTAGTAGTCGGATAAATATATAAAATCTCTTTCTTGGATATAGTTGCACTAAAGTGCAGTAAACTCACTCTTAGGGTATCCTAGGAAAAAGAGTTTAACCCGAGCTATATTTAAGATAAGAGAACTTGAGCAGGGGATAACAAGTAAAACTTCCTACTAAAACAAATTCCAACACAGTTAATCAATAATAAATATATAAAGAAAAGGGATTTTGGTTATGTTTAAATGCAAGACATGTGAAGTCTTAAAAGATGAAAATAAACATTTAAGAGGTCTAGTCGAGCAACTTCTCTTCCAATTAGCCCCTAAGCCAGATTTGTCTGACTCGGGGGCTTTGCCTATTGAAGAGCAGAAAGAAGAAGTTGACGATGAAGGCAGACCTATTGTAAAGGAGTCGATTGGATTATGAAACTAAACTTAGGAAGAAAGATTGAAGACTATAGCAGTGAACCAGAAGTCAAGGAAGTAGAGAAACCTAAAAAAATGAAGATTAGTTATCCTACTGCGTATATACATGACATTAATCTAGATGATGTTGATTCTAGGATTGTGGGTAAGACTATAACCGTTCCTGTAACTCTTAGGATAAAAGAGATAAACGAGAGAACGACTATTAAAGATGGGAAGGAAAGCAAAAAGAATGATTCAATGGATATAGAATTAATCTCAATAGATTTCGGAAAAGCACCAAAGAACTTTAAAACTTTACAAGATGCAATCGAGGATGGATTGAACGAGGGATAATATGGTTGAAATAAATATAAGTATACCAGACAAGAAAATCATTTCTGATGTAAAGACGAAGGTCAAGAAGATAGATCAAGGCAGAACAGTATTTAAGAAACAAGCATTGATTAATATTATGTTTCTATATGGCAAACATCATTTTGACATGAAAAGCAACTATGCAAATTTAACATCTGTAGAACAGCGTATTGTTTGGGAAATTGAGGCTATAAGGAAAGCAAGTAATGTAAGGCGTGTTAGCAATTATATTCTTCCATTGTTTAGGTCTTTATACTCAAGATTAATTAGGATGAAAGCTAGTGTTCACGCAGCGCCGACAACATTTACAGAAAAGGATAGAGATGCTGCAAAAGTAGCAACGGAAGTATTAGAAGATTTTTGGGAAACTTGCAATTCAGGAAATATCTGGTTAGCTCAAGACTTTACGGGGATGCAATCTATCATAATGAAGTTAGTGCTTTATATGTTGAGTATTGGAAATGGATATATGATCCCTTATTACAATCCAAACGCAGAGGCTTTTGTTTATGATGAAATGCAAAAAGATGTTATTTATTCTGATGTAGGAGAAGCAGAAGTAAGAGTAGCGAGTCCATTAAATATCTTTAGAGATAGGTTTGGCAGGTCAATAACGGAAAGAAGGTTTATAAGTCCTGAACAAGTATATTATGAGTATGGGAAAGATGTTAAACCTGTTCAAGGAGAAAATGATTTAGTAGAATCTCAAATTAAGAGATTGCTTGAAGGTGAAATAAACGAAGAGGATGAGAAGGAAGGTGTTTATGTTTATACTCAATATTCTTTACCAAATAAAGAACATAAGAATGGAAGGATGATTGTATGTACTGATAATGAATTATTATTTAATGAAGATATGCCTGAAGAATTAGGGAAGAAAATTCCTGTATTTAATTGCAAATATCAAGATTTAGGATTTACTTCTCATTCTCAGGGAGCCATTGAGCAAGTTGTAGACCTTCAGCAAGATTATAACGAGACATTGACAAGAATTTCATCATATAAGAAACTTCTTACCGGAAAACTATTGAATCCTAGAGGATCTAAGTTATCAACAAAGTATGATGATGAAACAGGACAGATATTGAATTACAACAAAGGATTTAAGCCTTCATATGAGAATGGTGCAGTTATCCCTTCATATATCATAAATGAGTTAATGAGAATTCGGAGAGATATGGAAGATGCTATGAACTCGCATGATACTTCCATGGGAAGACCAGGAGGAGTCAAAAGCGGCGTTGCTATTGATAGCCTATCTGAAAATGATTTTTCAATGATAAGCCCTGAACTTATTACGTTTGAAGCAACTTTGTCTAAGATGTGCCATTGTATACTTGGGATAGTTGAGAAAAAGTATATAGAGCCAAGACTTATCGGAATAACAGGCGAAGACATGGCGTATGAAGTTAATCATTTCAAAGGTTCTAGCGTTGTCGGGAATAGAAGGATATCAGTTAAGATGGGAACTGGCTTACCTGCAGCAAGAAGTGAAAGACAACAATATATTTTAATGCTTAAGAAAGAAGGTTTGATTAGTCCGGACAGAGCTAAGAAAATGCTTGAGTTTGGAGACATAGACGGAGCATATACATCGTTAGATGAGATAGGTGCAAAACAAGACCTCCTTAATATCATAGAAAACCAGGGGCAAGTAGAGGTATTAGCAGAGCCATTTGAAGATCATACAATAAGGCTTAAAGTTATTAATGATTTCAGGAAAGGTTCAAGGTATGCAAGATTGGAGCCAGATATCAGAGAGGCTATTGATGATTTAGCAAAACAACATCAAGAATTTTTACTTTCTGAACAAGAGGTATCTCAAGGCGGTATGCCTGCGCCTGCAATTCCGCAACAACCACAATAAAAAGGAGCGAAGGAAAAATGAAAAACATGTTAAGCAGATTATTCACAATGTTAATGAACGAAAGAGGAGAAGTAGAGAATACAGGCGAAGAAGTTTTTTCTATGGAAGATTTAGTAAATGAGAGTTTGGAAGAAGGAGCAGTCGAAAACGAGAATAATACCGAAGGAAACGAAGAAAATCTTTCTACTGAGAATAATACGAATAAAGAGGGCGAGAATGAAGATACTAATACGGAGAATAAAGGGGATGCTACTAAGGATAATGATGCGAATACGAATAAAGACGAAGATCCTGAAATTGAAATGGACTATGAGGAAGATGGACAAAAAGTTAAGTTAAAACTGTCTGAAATCAAATCTAACCTGAAATGGTTAAAAGAGAATGGTAAAGCTCTTGGTGGAGCAATGAAAGTTCGGGAGTTAGCTTTAAAGAACCCTGAGTTCGGTAAGCTTATGGAAGGGATAATATCTAAGTCTTTTGGAGAGGATGACACATTAAACACCGATTTTGTAAGTAAAACATTAAAGACTTTAGAAGCTAAGGCAGATGTTGTTGAAGATAGAATTGAGGATAAGGACGAAGATATCGAAGAAGCCGAAGCATTATTAGAAGAATTGGATCCAGATAGTTCTCAAGCAATGATATTGAAGAAAAATATCAAGATTATGAAAGCACAGAAAGAAAAACTTAAAGGTGCATTATCTAAGATAGATAATTTCGCATCTAAACTTGAAGGAATAGATAAAAAGAATCAAGATGCAATCCAAGCAAAAGAGAATGAAACATATCAAGCCGCTGTAAATGCAGCAGAAAAAGTATTCAAAGATGGATATACAGAAGCAACAAAGGAAGTAGCTTTCATTAATGATTCTGAAAAGCAACAGTTTGAGAAGCAAGTTAAAAAGCTAGTTGCCGGGCAAGCGGACAAGATTGCCAATGATGATGATTATAAGAGAATTATTAGCGAATCGGTCAAGATCGCTAAAAAGAATCTTGAGGACTATCATCAAGAAATCAGGAATGACTATCTTCGTAAGAAGAATAAGCTACCAAAAGAAGAAAAAAAACAAAATAATCAAAATACGGAAACCGAAGAGGATGTAAATCAAGAATCTCTGGAGAAGTTTATTCTATCAGATCTTGAAAGCGGGAATTCGTAGAAAGGATAAAAAATCATGGCTTTTACTATTAGTAATGCAGCAGCGATCTTAAAGAAGATCATTAAACCTCAAATCGTACCACAGCTTAGGAAAGAAGTGCTTCTTTATGATAAAATAAAGAAGAATGTAGGCGTTACTGTTATGAATAACAATATTTATATTGCTGCTCGAACAGGAAGACACTCAGGTATTTATTCGGTAGCTGAAGGAACTGCTCCATGGACTGGTAAATCTGTTTATTTGCAACCAGTTGCACCTATTAAGTTCTCATTCGGAACAGTAGAATTTAGTGATCAAGCTCTATCAGCAGCTGATAAAGTTGGTCCTAAAGCAATTGCTAGCATCTTATCTACTGAAATCATGGCGTTAAAAGATGATTTCAAGTCTGATATCAATAGATGTTTGCATGGCGCAGGAACAGGAAAACTTTGTTTAGCGAATGGTGCAGGGTCCTCTTCAACAACCGTAACGATAGATGGAAATCCAAACGGTGGAGATGGAACAGAATATCTTGCAGCAGGGATGTAT